GAAGAACAAGCAAGAGCAACAGAAATTGCAACAAATAGATTAAGAAGCCTTGATAGAAATATTATGGGTGCATCTTTTGCAGTGTCATCGCTTTCAGGAGTAGCTTCAATGTCTGGCGGTAAACTTGGATCAATGGCTGGAATGATAGCAAAGGTAACTGGAGCCATGTTTGCTTTGCAAGCTGTTACTAGTTTGCTTACTCAAACAAAATTATTAGAACTTGCTCAGAGTAGATTGGGCTTAGCTCGTGGCGCACTGATTAGTGCAAAAGAATCTGCATCAGTTGCTGGGGCAGCAGGAAAATCTGGACTACTTGGAAGCCTTGCAAGAGTGGGTATGGGATTAAAAGTATTTTTAGGTCCAATTGGTATGGCAGCTACTGTTGCCACAGGACTATATGTTGGGTTTAGACTTATTCAAAAAAATCAAGAGGAAGCAAGATTAAAAATTGAAGGTCTTGGAAATGCAGCACTTTTAACATCTCAACAATTAGAAAAACTTGGACCTCTTCTTGGCTTTACTCCAAGTGAAGATCCATTTGCAAATATAGGACAAAAAACAAAAGTTGTATCAGATCCAGAAAGACAAAAAATAAGGGATATTAAAACAACTCTTAAAGAAGATAAAACATTCCAGCAAAACATTAAGTCCTTAAAAGATGCAACAGATTCACAAATTAAAGATGTATTAAGTGCTCAGTCGGTATCCCTACTTTCTCAAGGAGCACCAAAAGAAAATGTTCAGGCATATATTAATGCACTTCTTGAAGAAGCAGGAAAAACAGAAATTAATTTTGAAGTCGCTTCAATTGATATTAGTAGCAAAAAAGGACAAGCCGAAATTGTTAAAAATGCAAAAAGGCAAGCAGAAAAATTTGCAAAATCATATGCTCACTCTTTAAAAGAAACAGATGCAAAAGCAGAAAGAGACTTAATTGGTGGAAGAAAAGCTCTGTCTACTCAACAGCTCAAAGATGAGTATGATAGAAAAAATATGGCAAAAAGCACACAAAAACAATTAAATGTTTTTACAAAAAGCCAAGTAGCTAGTTTTGGTGCAATAAAGAAAAGTCTTGAAACTGGGAAAATTGGTGTTGAAGCATATAATACAGCAATGAGCGGATTGACTGATAATCTTAAATCTGGGAATAGTAATCTTTTAGTTGCTAAAGAAACTATAAAGGCAATGGCGCTTGTAGGAAAAGATAAAAATCTTGCTAATGCTGCAGAAGGAATTACAAAAAATGCAGATGCAATTCTAGTATTAGAAGCAGCCACTGCAGGAATACCAGACATGGTTAAGCTAATTAATGCATTAAATATTGTAAGTAGCGGAACTGGAACACAAAAAGAAATAGATGAAGCTCTTGCAAGAATAGCAAAAACAAGAGCCGATATAGCAAAAAGAACAGCAGAACAAGCAGAAGCATCAAAAATAGATACGAATGAATTTGTTAACACAGAAGATGCTGGAACAAAAACAGCAACTGCCCTAAGCAATATGCAAGATAAAATTAAATCAATTCGTGAACAAGCAAAGGCCTATAACATATTAAGGGCTGCAGGAGTAAATGCAAAAACTGCTTCAGACATGGCATCAGATTCTTTGATTGCAGCAGATGTGGCAGCAGGAAAAATTAAAGCTGGAACAGGTGAGTGGGCAAAGTTAGTAAAAAAACTTCAAGCTGCTGAAAAACAAGCAAACAAAGTTAGCACAGCATTAGGTGCAGCTACAGCACTGACTGACTTGCAGCAACAAACAAAAGATATTAATGCACAAAAAGATGCATATGTGCGCTTAATTAAATCAGGGTATGATGCAAAAGAGGCAGAAGAATTAGTAAATGATGTTAATATGGCAAACCTTATTAACAGTCCAAAATTAGCAGACTTATCTTATAAAGAGTTAAGAGTTGAAATAGATAAAAATGCTAAAGAGCTAGGCAGTTTTGATATAGTTAAAGATCCTTTTGCTAATGTTAAAAAAAGTATAGAAGCCTTTAGTCAAGAATTTGATAAGGCTATGGAACATTTTAGAATCCAAGAAGCACAAATAAGTCAACGGTTTAATCCATTAGTTGAAAAATATAAAAAAGCTGTTGATGAAATTCAAGATAAAATTAATGAAATAAACAAAAATGCAGAAGTTGCACTAAAGCCATTGAATGATGAGTCAGCAATACTATCTAATAGTCTTTCAATTATAGATTATCAATCAAAGGAAATTAATGATAAGTATGATTTACAGGCAAGTGCATTACAAAAAATATCAGATATAAATTCTGAAATAGCAAGTCAACAAAAACAGCAACTAACATTAGCTGATGCGCTGTCGCAAGGAGATATATCTGCAGCTGCAGCAGCAGCACAAGATATGAGAGCATCTGCAGCACAAAATGCTTTAGGTCAACAGACTGGATTTCTTGATGCTGCTAGAAAGCAAGAACTTGATGCCTTAATAGTTAACGGAATGACAAGGGCTCAAATTGAAGAGCGCCAATATCAAATTAGCCAACTAACATATGCTATTGAGCAAAAAAGAAATATAGAACTTAATGCACAAAATATTAAATTAGAGGCAGCACAAAAAATTTATGATGACACTCAAAAACAATTTGATGCTGCACTTAAAACTATTACTGATCAAAAGATTCAATGGGAAGCACAAAAACTAATTGTAGATGCACTTCCTGGAACTTTGACTAATGTTAATGATCTTCTTGCAAAACAAGAAGCAGCTGTCTTAGCAATTGCAGAAGCTTGGAAAAAAGTTGCAGCTGCACAAAGCGGTGGTGGCGGTGGTGGATTTGTAACAAAAAAGGATGATCTAGGATTAACAGAAGAAGAATTTAAAGATTTAATTGATTATGAAGATGCAATTTTCCGTCCTGGAGCTGGAATGGGTTTTGCAAAGGGTGGCTTAGTTCCTAAATATTTTGCAAAGGGTGGACTTTCAAGAGGAACAGACACAGTTCCAGCTATGCTAACTCCAGGAGAATTTGTAATGAGTAAATCTTCTGTAGATAAATTTGGACCAATGCTTTCAGCAATGAATAGTCCAAGTTTTAAAATGCCAAGATCGGGATCTTATAATGCTGGATCGTCTGGGGTAAATAGTATTACAAATAACTCCAGTGCCATGTATAATTATAATATTGGAATTACTGTTCCGCAGTCAAACGCAAGTTCTGGAGATATTGCAAATGCAGTAATAGGTCAAATTAAATATATTGATGCACAAAGAATTAGAGGACAAAAATAATGGCTACCGCAGCATATTTAACTGGAAGACGTAGGTATCAACGCCCACAAGCCCTCCTATGGTCTGAGAATGCTGGAACCTTAGTAGATGGAGTTTATCTACCAACAGGCTTTGAAATAGGCGCAGAGGTGCCAGCAGAGACCAATGAGACCCTCCTGGACCAGTTCCTAGTCCTGTCTGACCATAATCGTGGGGAACTGCAATTTAATCCAACCAGAATAGAACAACGTCAAAGAACTATAAATGGTAGGATGAGGTCTTATCATATTGCAGATAAGTTAAGTATGAACCTATCTTGGAATAATTTACCTTCAAGATCATATTATCAAGACCCATCATTCAATGCCTCTGGTGTATCTCCATACAAAAATAGCAATGGAGAGTTTACTGCTGATGGCGGAGCTGGCGGAGTAGAAATATTAGACTGGTATGAAAATCACCCAGGACCATTTTGGATGTATTTAGCTTATGACAAGTATTCTAATTTTGGTAAAGATGATGCAGCCTTTGGACATTTGGCACAATACAATCAAATTATACAAGTTTACTTTGCTGATTTTAGTTATACCGTTACAAAACGTGGTGGGTCTAATCATGATCTTTGGAACATATCGGTAACTCTGGAAGAGGTCTAGAGTGTTTGTTAGTGAGGCATTAAAGACACACTTAGAAACATCTTCAACTGTAAGGCTAGAATCTTTAGTCCTTGCTGAGTGGAATATGAATATGCCAGATAATATTTTTAAACTTGGTAACTATAGATACCGCCCCTTAACCGCTGGCTCACCATACTTTACTTTACCAAATATTTTTGACTCATCAGATTTTGGAAATTATTATACTAATGCTACAGATGCAGATGTTGTAATTGATGGTGGATTTGATAATCTAAATGTTCCACAAAAATTTACGGCAACTAAAGATAAAATGAAAATGATTTATTCATTAGAAGATTGTTTAAAACCATTTAGACCACGTTCAGGTATTAATAAACCATTATACTTTGCTAATAAGTTTCTTGCAAACTCAGGTGCTTCTATGGCACAAAGACCAAGATATTATATGCCTTCAAGATATGATGAGTTTAAATATTGGACATCATATAGAACTGAAGAAAATATTGAACGTGGAATTGCAAAAAATTTATCAAATGGATTAAACTACATTGATGATGCTGCTCCATTTGTAGTATATAAAGAAGAAGTCCCAGCAAACAGAATTGTTGTAAAAATGCAAACAAATGTAGGAGATGTTGACCTTGGTCCATTTACTACACAGACTTCTACAATCACAGATCCACTATATGGAGAAACAAATAAAACAGTTCCCAAAAGATGGAAAATTCAATATCTAAAAGATAATAATTGGGTAGATGCATATAACTTTAATGAAAATGATCTTCGGGAATTTGGGGAACCAATAATTGACAGCGATGGATATCTAGAATTAGAATATGGATTAATAATTCCAGAAGAATATAAAACTAACTTTATATTTGCAGAGAGATTATCATCAGACACATTATTACCAGATGTAAGCTTGGAAGGTTATGCTTATCTTGTAGTAGAAAATGATGGTGAGCGTGGATTATTTTATATTTGGATTAACGGAGCATACACTTCTTTTATACCACAATATGGTTGGAAGTTAGGCTCAGAGTCAGTTACTGGAAATACTAGCTTTGTAACAGACTTCACATCTCCAGATTCATTTAATAATGATATAGACGGTGGAATAACATATCGTGAATTTTCGTATGTTAAGGGAATTAGGGTAGTTGTAACCACTATGAATAAATTTGATTCTACTTTTGATTTAATTGAAATGTCTCCAAGACTAGTGTCAAATATTTCAGATAAAGTAATAGATTTTAAAATTACAAAAATGCTTTCTGATATTGGCGCTACTTCTTTACCAGTAGGACAGCTATTGGCCTCAAATGGACAAATATCTTTATTTGATGATGACCAAGCTTTTAATGATCAAAACTCTACTAGCATTATTTCAAAATATGTAAGAAAAAATATAAAGTTTAATTTTTATGAAGCTATTTTAGGAGTAGATGGATTTGATTATCACATTCCTATTAAGTCTTTATACTCTGAAGGTTTTCCACAAGCTGATGTAACTGCTGGCACTTTGTCAATTCAGCTAAGAGACTTTTTCTTTTTCTTAGAATCTATGCCAGCGCCAAGATTACTTACAACTCAAAGCTCTTTAAGTTATGCTATTACAACATTGTTAGACTATATCGGGTTTAGTAATTATGTTTTTAGAAGAGTTCCTGGTGAGTCTGACCCAGTTATTCCATATTTTTTTGTTGCTCCAGACCAAAATGTTGCAGAAGTGTTAAATCAATTAGCGGTAGCAACACAAACAGCAATGTTTTTTGATGAATATAATAACTTTATTGTAATGAGTAAAGACTACCTTATGCCTACTGAAGAACAAAGAGTTACAGACTTTGTAATTTCTGGTAACAATGGTCAAACCGATACTGGGGTAATTGAGAATTCAACATCTGGTAATCTTCCAAATATTTTTTCTATTGCATCTAAAGATAAAAAAATATATAACGACGGTAAAATTAATTATACAACTAGGTATATTCAACGTTCATACGGATCAATTCGCCAATCAAGTTTAGTAGATCAAGAAAAAACATGGATATATAAGCCAGCATTGTTATGGGAAGTGTCTGGAACTGATAATACAAAGACAATCAATGAACTTGTTTCAAAGCAGGGTAGTTACGTATTAGGAGCAATGCCATTAAATTCTAACTTAACTAACATAGCCCCAACTGTAGTAAACAATGCCATTACTAATAACATAATGGATCTTGGAGAAAATATATATTGGTTAACAAGATATCAGGGGTATGTATATTCTAATGGAGAAATCATTAGATATGATGCTGCCGAATTTAATATTACTGGAACTGGAAATGTTTGGATTAGTGATAACCAGGAATATCAAAAATATTTTTCTGCACTACCGTTTAATGGAAAAATATATCCAACTGGCTTAATAAGAATTTATTCTGTCCCATACTATGAAATTGTTGATGGAATTAATAGATTGCAAAATGGAGATGTTGTTGAGCATGGTCGTGCCCAATTTGGAACATCAATTTCTGCACATACTGCAGGAATCAGTCCATACTGGTCAGACAATAATTATGTTCGTGGATGTGAAATGGAGTCTGGCTATATGTTTACAACTAAATTAGATTCTAATGTTACCTATCCAGCAACTACGTTAGGCGCTGCTGGAGTAAACAACACTCTTGCTAGACAAACCACAAGAAATGGAATTATTAAAAACTTTATGGCAACAAATTACTTAACTGAAACTGCAGTTAATAATTTAAAAAGCACAAGCACTGGAACTATCCAATCTTCTGCATTAGTAATGAATGGTCCATCTTTTAAAACAACAGAAACTCCATTAAATTTTGTTTCTTACGTATACAAAGAACTTGACAATGCATATAAACATTTTGGAACTAGAATTCGTATTGTTGGAAAAATTGAAAACAACGATACTAGAACACAGACACCAATTGGAAGCACAACATATTACCAAGCTTCGGGAACCCAGACTGATCAAAACGTAAATATTGGTGGTGGCTCTGGAGGAATGGCTGTTTTACTTAATCCAGAAACTAATAATGGATATTATTTTGAAATTATTGCTTTAACTGAAGACAATGTAAGCTCATACCTAAAGATTGATGAAAAAGGAAATGCAGAAAAATCAATAAATAATATTGTTTTTTATAAAATTAAAAAAGAATCTGCTAGTAACAAAGCAATACCTGTAAAATTATGGGGAGGATTGTCAAAAATTCTAGTAGACGACGGAAGATTTACTGGGCAATATAGAATGGCTTCTGAAGAAAACCCAACAGTATATGATCTATCTGTAGAGTATCAAGATATTGGCAAAACAAGAAGATTCTTTTTATATATTAATAATAAGTTAGTTAAAGTTGTAGATGATACAGATCCACTTCCAATATATAATAACATGGCTATATTTACTCGTGGTTCCTCAAGGTGTATGTTTGAAAACGTTTATGCACTTTCAGAAAACTATTCACAAAATAGTGTATTTACTGTCGGTGAAACTTTATCTTCTGCTTTTTCAGAAGGAAAGGTTAATGCTAATGAGTCATTTACTAAATATGCAATGAGTGGAATTATACAAAGCACCTACCTTTCTGGACTTAGCGCACAGCAGCCACCCAAATATAATATGTATTTTGAAGAGTTTGGATCAATTATGAGAGAGTGTGCGTATTTTGACATCAGATATGATCGTGCATACCCAGCACTTTATGCACAAATGTCTCCAACATTTAACAGAATTAAAGGATATACAACATCTGGATTCCAAGCAGATTCTTATGGAGCAGAGTTTTTAATATTTAATGCCACTGATAAGGCTTTAAGCTTAGATGAAACTACTGGAAATTTTTTAAGAATACAGGGAATAACATTTACCCAAGATACTACTCAAGAGCTTACAGTTGATGAATACTTTAAAAAACGTGGTAATTTAGCAGACCCAGAATTTAAAGGTAGCTCATTGGTATATTCCCCACTTGTAGAAAAATTAAAGTATGATGAAATAAGACAAAGTAGAATGATATATGGTAAGAATGAGTTTTCTATAGACAGCCTATACATTCAAACAGATGATGATGCAAATGCATTAATGGGTTGGATTGTTAATAAATTAATGAAACCTAAGAAATCTGTTGGAATTAATATGTTTGCAATACCAACCTTACAGCTTGGAGACATAGTAACTCTTGATTATAAAGACTCTTCTGGTTTAGATCTTATATCGCCTAATACCGATAGGTTTGTGGTATATAATATAGAGTATTCTAGAAATAATAGTGGACCCAACATGTCAGTATATTTGAGCGAGGTGTAAAATGGCTGAATATCAAGATGCATTTGATAGACCAAACGCCAGTAAAGGTTATGAAACAAAACCTTCAACAAAACAGCTACTAGCAAATGTAGCCAAAACAGAAGCAGCAGCTTTAGCAGCTGAAGAAAAATTTATTGCAGCAGTAGATTTTGCAGAGACCCTTAAATATCAAGATGCATTTGCTAGACCAAATGCTGCTAATGGATATGAAGAACCAAAAAAGAAAGAAGTTTTTCTAACTGCTGTGCCTGCTACACCACCAAGTGTAACAGTTTTGCCTCCTAAGCCAACAGTAAAAACTGCACCAATTGATACAGTATTGTTTAATGATGACTCTGTTCCAATCGAAGTAATGACTGATTTAATTTTTGAAAATATTGGAGGGCATGAATTAATAAATATTGCACGTAATGACATCGTAAATGGACAACAGGTATCCTATCAACCTATTAAAAATCTTTCATCAATACAGCAACAGTATAATCCTAACAACATTCTAGGAATTCAAAATACCTCTGATAAATATTTTTCTAATTTTTCTATTAAATTTGAAAATAAAGTTCCAGAAACTGGAAGTGGGCCCAATGGGTCTAACGTATATTTAGATACTGCAACAGGAAATTTAGTTATTGAAACTATTAATATGGATAATGATGAGCAGGTTGAAATAGAAATAACCCTGGGTGGTATAATATATGAAGCGGAATTTGGAGAAATAAATTCATGATAACTAATAGTGGCAAAACTATAATAGGAAAGTATATGCTTGGTCAAGCACCAGCCTATGCTTCTTATATTGCCATAGGCTGTGGCCCTACACCACTAGATATTGCAGATACACCAGAAGATTTTTCTACTAAACAATCTTTAGATTTTGAAATGTTTAGAGTTCCAATATCTTCTAGAGGGTTTGTTAACGAATCTGGAATAAATAAAATTGTATTAACTGCAGAACTTCCAACAGAAGAAAGATATGAAATATCTGAGGTTGGAATATTTTCATCAGGTGCTAACCCCTCTGCTGGAGCATATGATAGTAAAAATATATTTGCATTTACAAACACTGAAAATTGGCAATACCATACTACATCTTCAGCGGTAGCAATACCAACAATATCAGCACCACTAGATGATCCAGAAGATGATAACATAATTGCTACAGCCAATGCTGTGTTTCAATCAAATGCAGATAATTCAATTTTTTCTAAAACAGCTAGAGTAAATAGATATGAAAGAAGTAGATTTTTAAATAACGTTATATTTATACAGGGAGATGATGCAAATCTAACCATAAGTGAAGATAGTGGACCAACAGAAGATCACTTTGTAATTGAAGCTGGTTCTAACCATATTCATTTAACTGGAGCTAATGTTGATTTTACAAAAAATTCACCAACTGATGAACTAAGATTAGCATTTTCATTAATTAATAAAAATGGAGATTCTGGATCAATACCAGATACAGTTAGAGTGTTAGTTGATTTTTCATCTACAGATGCTGGCACT